CTAGAGAATTACTTTAGGTTGAACTTTTCTTTGATGCAGTACCATAAATATTCATTAACAGAGATTGAAAATATGATGCCTTGGGAACGAGACATCTATGTGGGACTTCTTCAACAACATCTTGAGGAAGAAGAATTAAAGCACAAGCAACAACAATCGAATGGCCGTTAGTAGTCCTCCAATTTTAAAAATACTATCAGATCTTGATATTGATTTGATGGATATTAATAATGATGTGGATTATCTACGTGCATTAATGGAAGCAACTAATGCACTTACCATTACGAATGCAAGTGATAAAAGAATACCAATACTGCAAGATGAAATTCAAAGAGTAAGGGCAGATAGAAAGGCAGCAGATCCAAAGTTTAAGCAGAGAGTTAAGAAAACAAAAGTTGATCCTGCAAAGATAACAGGAAGAAAGATGCTAATTCCTGGAAAGGGAATGGATGATCAGAAACTTCTTCCTACTGGAGATTCAAAAAAAATTACTTCTCAAGGTGATAGTAATGTGCTTGCAGATATTCTTGTAAGTATCACCTCAATACGTGATCTTTTAATCAATCAGATCAAACAAAAAAGAACTGATTCAAAGAAGAAACGTCGTGCTGCTGAAAATGCAAAGAGAGATAAGAAAGAATCTGGATTAGAAATGGTTAAGAAAGGTTTTGGTGCTTTAAAATCAGGTGTAAGTAAAGTTATTGAACCAGTTAAAAGTTTATTCGGTCAAGTATTTGGTTTCATAGGTAAAATTATTTTAGGTAGAGTATTATTTAAATTGATAGAATGGTTTCAAGATAAAAAAAATCAAAAGAAAGTAGCAGCAATAGGTAAGTTCCTCAAGAAAACTTGGCCTGTATTGTTGTCAGCATTCCTATTATTCGGTACTTCTTTTGGTCGAATGGCTGTAAAGTTGGGAGTAATGATCACCAAGTTTAGTATTAGACTTGTAACTAAAATTATTCCTGCATTGATTAAAGCAATAGCGAAGATGAAGATTGGTTCTTTGTTGAAAAAGATTCCTGGTTTTTCTGGTGGTGGATTAGTTCAAGGATATAATGAAGGTGGGATAGTAGATGGTCAGAAGGGAGTAGATAAAGTTCCTGCAATGCTTACAGAAGGTGAGTTTGTTATGTCTAAAGGTGCTGTAGAACAGTATGGTACAGATACATTAGAGGGTATGAACGCTGCTGCTGGTGGAACAAACCGACCAACATTAATGGGTGGTTTTGCAAATATTACTAATACAGAGACAACTTCTAGTACTGATTCAGATGGTAATTTTAGTTTTGGAATGACTTATGTTTCACCTGAAGAAGCAAAAGAAAGAATTGCTGAAATGGGAATGCCATCTATGGTGTTAATGGATGGGACAGTGATTCCAGATTTTGGTAAGATGAGTGGTGAGAAAGTAACTCAAGGACTTCAGTTGACAAGAGATATAATGGTTGAGAATGAAGCATCGCCTGAAAGAATTGCTCAACTAGATCAAGTGATGGCCATGCCTGATGCTCAACCTGATAGTATTGCAACTATGGTTAATCAATTAGTTCCAGGTTCAATGGAAAATACCATGATGAATGTAGGTGCTGACATATCTGCTAGTGCTAAAATGAAAGGTGGTGGTTTAGTTCAAGGATTAGC